ACTACAAAAGGGCTATTGAGTACGCCATTCCAGAAGTCAATATAGAAAGATGTGCTAAAAAACACTTCATATGTTGACTTGTCCGTTAAACCACTTAATAACGGATAATATACCCTCTTCCAAACCAATACGAGGAGCGGGACATTCTCCAGGTATTGCATACTTGCGCAACTGTCCATCAGGGCCGGCTACGAACACGGGCTCGAGACCATAAGCCCTTCCAACAATTTCCGCCAGAGTTTTGATAGAGCACTCCTCATTGGGTGCGCATATTATACCTTTGGGGGCCGAGTCCACCTCTTCGGTAGCCCAAGTAATAATTCTAGCAAAGTCGTCAACGTGTAGAAATTGTCGAAGCGCCTTGCCTGTGCCCATAACCTTCAGTTCACCTTTTGAAGCCTTGTTTATGAGGGCTGGTATAACGTGGCTCGTCTCGAGAGAAAAGTTGTCATGAGGGCCGTAAAGATTTGTAGGGATGAGGTTTACCACCTTTATTGGCAGAATTTGTGAGTGAAAATAAGACATTCTTTTGGCGTATGCGTAGCCTGCATTGGTCGGGTGGGGAGGACCGGAGTCGATAACAGCGGGAGTCAGCTCGAGAGTCGGATCATCTGGAAAAATACACGTCGAAAGAATATTAACAATTTTCGATACTCCTGAACGGGCCGCCTCGCCTAGAACAAAAGTATTCATAAGTATATTATCCTCGTACATCGCCATCTGATTATTTATATTTTTTAGAATCCCTCCAACATTTGCCGCCAAGTGAATTACGACATCTGGTTTCGTGTCTGCAAACATCTTCTGAACATTTTCCAGCTTAGTTAGTGACCCATATGTCTTGGAGTCAACATAGATCCAGTCGGGGCGGATCCTCTGGAGCGCCTTCCCGCACAGACCAGAACCTCCCGTAACAAGCACCTTCATTGCCTGAAAAGTCCGATATTCTTTTAACTAAAGAATTAGTAGACAACGTGTATAATGAAGTGGCCTCTTATGAAGGATGCCCTGACCCTATGGGACAAACTAAAACTTATAAAATTTATACTAGAGACTGGGCAGTACACGAATGGGCAAAAGGTGCGCGACTTTGAGGAGGCCTGGTCCAAGTGGCTCGGGTGTAAGCACTCACTCTATGTGTCATCCGGGAGCACGGCGAATCTCCTCCTCGTCGCGGCCGTAAAGGAGCTCTTCAAGGTGCCGGACGGCTCGCGGGTCCTCCTACCCACAAACACTTGGGTCACAAACGTGAGCCCCATCATTCAGCTCGGCCTAGAGCCCGTCTTTGCCGACATTTCTCTGAGACACTTCAGCTTCGATACTGATAAACTCAAGCCAGATCCGTCTATCAAGATAGTTTTCGTTACGCATCTCCTCGGACTCGACGCCCCTATGGAAAGACTCAAAGAACTCTATCCAGGGGCCATATTTATCGAAGACATATGCGAGTCGCACGGTGTGACCGGCCCAGATGGTAAACGCCGCGGGGCCGATTCTTCCATGGGCTCCACCTTTAGTTTCTATTTCGGCCATCACATGACGACCATCGAAGGAGGGATGGTATCGACGAACAACCGCGAACTGTACGAACTTATGAGGCTAAAACGGAGCCACGGTCTCGCACGTGAAATGTCACCCGAGTACTTCAAGGCGGCGAGTGAAAAGTATCCAGACATCAATAGCAAGTTTCTATTCATGACAGACGGCTTCAACTTTAGAAACACAGAGCTCGGTGCCGTCCTCGGACTGGGCCAACTCCCCAAGCTCGACTCGTTCATAGAAATTAGAAAAAATAATTATAAAGTTTTTTGCGAGAATATGAAAGAACTGGGCGAGTACTTTCATCTGCCCGAGTATACCGAATCAAACAGTAGTTTCGTATTTCCATTCATCTGTAGGAACAAGGAGATTTATGAAAAACTCAAAAAATACTTTGATGCCCACGAGGTCGAGTACCGCCCAGTGGTTGCTGGAAATCTTCTCCGCCAGCCGTTTCTCACCAAGTGGAGGAACACCTACGCACCAAACGCCGACATAGTCCACAAGTTTGGGCTCTACATAGGTAATAACCAGTTCGTCACGACTCAAGACATCAACTCGACATTCGGACCTGGTTTTATTAAATCATTGATGTCGTAAGCAGGACCGCGTCCGGGCGCAAACCATGCACGAGGGGCGACAAGTCGGGCATCCGCATTTTCGCGCATGTAGTAGGCATACAGAGACAGGGTAGAGTTTGCAATGATAAAGTGTTCACAGAGAGACATCAAAAAAAGGGTCTTGACCGGGTCGGGCTCATGAATGACCTCCACATTCGGCCCTGTTAGGTCGGCGACCAGGTCTGGTTCCTCACAAAACAATAAAAATTTATTGTTTGGAAAAAGTTTCATGGCTTCAAGATAGTACTCCTTGGGGAGGACAGTCTGGTTGACGGCGAAGAGCTTCCGGCCATCCCCGCCCCACCTGACGTGGACACAAACTCCTCCTGAAAAGCGAGTCTTTTGATCGGCCCATAGTTCTGGCACATTTGAACGCAGGAGGTCTCTGAGTTCAATTCTGTACTTGTCGAAATATTTCCATGACTGATAGTACCCATTCAATACACGGGCGTCACGGGGTATTTGTATGTACGTAAAACGGGGCTCGCTCCATTCAGCACCCCGTGCTTCTGAAACCATCTTTACATGTTTAAAAAGATCTGAAAATTCACCAAACTTTTTATATAATGGATAGTCTGGAATATTGGGGTGAGGGTACCATCCTATAGCCCCGAGTTCCTGTCCCTGTTCCCTGGCGAAAGACCAGGCGGCTGCGTGCTGAAACAGGAGGTTACCTAGACCTCCACAAGGCACGATGACAATCATTTAAAGGTAAAGTTAGATTAACTTTAAATGGTTCGGATAGTAACGACCATGACTGTAATTCCCACTCGAGAAGTGGCAGTCATAAGGGCAATTATGAGCGTACAGAGAGGAAACGTCAAGCCCGATGCTATGTATATTAATATCCCTAATGAATACGCGAGGTTCAAAGAAAAACTCGAGCCCTGGCTCAAACCTGTTCTCGACGCCATAGGAGTAACTATTATCCAGCTCGAACACGATAGGTGCTGTCTTAACAAGATATTGCCTATCCTTGCGATCGAGAAGGACCCCGAAACGCTCGTTGTAACTATTGATGATGACATTATCTACTCGCCTCTATTCATCGCGGGCCTCCTCGAGGGCCACAAGAAGTTCGGTGGAGTCGTGGGATACTCGGGTCTTCAGTATCCTGAGAAAGTACAAGAAGAAGGGAATAATCCGATGGAATATCACATCTTGATGGGGCACGGAAGACGGGCGGAAATTCTGCAACAAGGATTTGGAACAATGACTAAACTCTCATCTTTATATGATTTTCCGAACGTGCCCCCTCTCGAGAAAGGGGGCGATGCCACTATGTATCTAAGTGACGACTATATCGTATCACGCTTCTACGACTTTAAGAAAATACCCAAGTTTTTGGTGTGCTGGGATCAGATTGGGCGGTTAAAAGATGACTGGTCGAGCATCTGCACTCTCATAGAAGACAATGTAGGTCCCGCACTTAGCAGCGACCGCAAGAGCCTCGAGGACTATCTTCGATGCTCTGAAATTGTAAAGCACCTGTGGAACTGGCCCTATCCCAATCTAAACAACGTCGGCTCTTCTTGACCTCCCATTTCCTGACACTGGTAGAATACAGGGCTCTTGAGAGCGTACACATTGTAAGAGGACATGATCCTTGATTGAATTATATCATAGTCGGGAGATTCCCATGCGGATGTCTTCCGATAGGCTGCAAGACACGCCTCGGCCCAGCGCCTCGTGAGGAAAAGAACCGCGTGATTTGAAAGCATATTCACAAGCCGAACAACCTCTGGGTACTGGTCGAGAGGACCCCCTTGATACGCCATGACGGCCTTGACAAACTGAGGGTGCATACTCCACTTACTGATTCCCAGATACACACCGTCCGCACCTTCAGGGACGTCTATAACGTGACGGAACCACGGCGTCGTGTTACAATCATCCTCTAGACATATAAAGGGCCTAAACTCACCCTCTAGTCGCTTTTTGAACAACTCTATAAGACCAAGCACGCCACTGTGCTTTCCCTTGTCGCAATAGCCTACGTGGCACTCCCCTTGAAGACCAGACTCTTTTAGCATCTTTTCCATGTGTTCGCGGCGCTCGGGACGATGCGGGCCGTGAAGATACACGATATCAATAGTTCGAATGTCTATCATTATTACAAAGTGTCAGCCTTATCCTTATCTAGTCGAATCTCCACAAAGACGGGCAGAAAGAGGCTCTTGGCCTTGGTCTTCTTGTCGGTGATGAGCGCGTTGTACTTGACCGCCAGCACCTTGCCCACAAACTCACTCGGGTCCGAGCGCCTCTCCTCGTCGCTCAGACCCGTCCCGACCGAACACTTCACAGCCCCATCTGCAGACCGAACCTCCAGGGCCCCAATCATCCCAGTGTACTTACCAGTGCCGGCCGTCGTCCCCGTGCACAGCAGGTCCGCCTCTAGCTCAGCCTTCATCTTGACCTGATGCTTGACCCTCTTGTCCTCCCACGGACCCTCGGGGTCCTTGAGGATCAGACCCTCCTCACCCTCGGCCAACTTTTCTTGATACAGAGCCTGTGCCGTCGCCAAGCTGTTGATCATCGTCGTCTGGGCGACCCGGATACCCTTGGTCCTTAGCCCGTTCAGCAGGGTCCAGCGGGCATAGCACGGCATCTTGCACGAGCCGCGGCGAAAGTCCGTCAGTGGGATCCTGTCCCACACAACCGCCCGGATACGCTTGGAAACCTCCTCAGTCCCCGTACCCTTCTGGAACTTGGTCAGTAGACCATTGCCCGTCTTGCGGTCAAGCACCTTGCCCTGCGGCCCAGAGACTAGAAGCTCCCCATCGAACACGAGGTCCGCGCCATCAGCCATAGTCAGAAAGTCCTCGTCAAGAGCCTCGAACAGATCGAGCTCCTTGCCGTTTCGCGAACGGTACGAGACCGCGCCATTCTCCACGATCGCATTGAACCGCATACCGTCCATCTTGGTCTGGGCCATCATAGGAAACTTGAGCTTGGTCGACCCATTCATAGGGCTGACCAGTTGGCACGGATACGAGAGGCGCAGGTCCGGCCAGATTTTCTCGACCGTCGACTCGCTGACCCCGCACCGGAGGTTTCGGCCAATGACCAGCTTGAGAACCTCGCGGTCTTCAAGAGTCAGCGAACCCAGGAGGACCGAGACGCACTCCTTGGCCAGACTGCCCGTCACCTTGCGAGACGCGATATCCTTCACGAGATCGCCGAGGGCTGTCGCGAGCGATATTTTTTGGTTATTTTCAGAAACATCTGGAATCTTTTTAATGTAAAAGTTGATGCTCGGGTCGAGCGCCAGACGAAAGGCCTCCTTGAGAGTCCCGTTCGACTCGTGCTTTTCAAGGATAGCCTCCTTCTCGAGACGGCTCGCGGTAGACTCAAGGCGCTTCAGGATCGACAGGACAGACATT